TTCTTGGCTACGGTGGCTGTGTTTGCAGCTACCTGATAGCTGTTGCCTGCTGGAAAGCTTGCTGCTTCTGCTGTGCTCACGCCTGCGAACGCAAGCAGTGCCGCAGCGATGATCAAGGTCTTGGTCATGCTCTGTTCCTCGTTTTGGTCCAACCCCACTGGCTGGACAGTATTATTTACTGACACTCGCTTGCCTGTCAAGCTGAGAATTGGTGGGCGATGAGAGGGTCGAACTCCCGACTGTCTGCGTGTAAAGCAGCTACTCTACCACTGAGTTAATCGCCCGTATCTCTTGGTGGACCGCCGGGGTGTCGAACCCCGTCCTGAAGCTTGCAAAGCTACCGTGCTCCCGTTATCACTAGCGGCCCTTGTTGTATTATATGCGAACTACCGACCATTTGCTACCGAATTTCTTGTTCTCGGCTCGGTGCTTGAAGATCTTCCTAAACTCCTCCTTGCGGAGCTCGGAGATGGTCTTCTCGTCGTGGTCGAGACAAGCACGATATAGCTTGGAAATCAGCTTCTTTTGCTTCATGTTCGTCTCCTTTCATGTGGTATTTAACCATTTATTGACCGGAACCTGTGGTGTTTGCTAGAGCCAGATTCTGCAGTATTATCCCATCTGGATCATCTGTTGGCACACACTTGTAGTTCTCGCCCAGCACATAAATGTTGCCCGCCAGGCTGATCCTGTAGTCATCACTGGTATAGAACGGATATACAGTGTGCATGAGCCAACTAGGCCACATCACTATCATGCCTTCCCAGTCCTTTTCTACAGGGAAGTTGAACATGGCTATGCGCTCAGTCTTGCCTGGATAGACAAACTGAAAGTTGCTGGTAACATTCACGGTACCTTTGGGAAACAGGTTTTGTTCAGCAGCAATGTCGTAAGGTATCTGCACCCACACTGTGAAGCTAACCGCACCAGTGTGATTGTGTATGGGATTGAACTCATGCTTCTTCTGGAAGTTAGCCCAGAGATGGCTGAGACAGCTGACCTTGTTGCCATAGAGATTGAAATGTTGATTATAAGTCTCGTACATCTCTTCTATGAAACCAAGGAAGCCTGGCACTGGCAGGGGGTCGAACATGTATTCTTCCCTGATCATGCCAGCCAGTCCGTGATTAGCAGGAGTTGGATTAGCTGTGTGCTGTTTGAGTATCTCAGCCTTGAGAGCTGTGAGCAAACCCAGTTCCAGCTTGCCGGCCATGACTGGGATGTCGTCGTTGTCTAAAAGGTTAACACGATTGAACCTACGAGGTTGAATCTGTTTGGCTTTGCGTTTGCTCTCGCCCATGTGTTGCTCCTCAGATTTCGCCGTCTGCTGTGACAGTGATGTTGCTGATGCTCCAATACTGGCCGCTGCTGTTGCAGAGGCTGCCCCAGGCACAGCTGCCGTTCCACCATGGGCTGCTACCTGGCCCTGCGGGGCTGTAGCCCTGCCAAAAGCTGAGATCCAACCAATAGCCTGTGGCCATGCTAGTGACCAAGTCCTGCATGTTCACTGTGCCGCTGCCTTCTGCTCCTGAGCCGTCTGCGGTGTCATACACGGTCACGCTGGCACCGTTCTGTGTGTAGGTGACCACCATGCGCGGCGTGGTGTAGGTAAACGTGGCTGTCATCACAAAGGGCTTGGTCATGTCGATGATGCCGACCATGCTGTGCAGCCCTGCGCTGGGATCAGCCTTCATGGTGCTGTAGTTGAAGCAGGGCGTGTCAGCAGTGGCAGCGAACGCATACTCATAGCGCTGCGGTGCGCTGCTGCCTCCGCTGCCCAGATGCAGGGTGGTCTGAGTGATCTTGTTGCCGTTGGTCTCTATGAGATCAATCTCTCGGCAGTTCCAGCTGTTGTTGTTGCCACCAGCATCGCAGTAGTTTGCGCCGGTGGGCTGAACCTTGGGATTGCTGGGATTCTCTGTGAGATAAAAGCTAGCGTTCACGTAGTTCTGCGTGACCTTGCTGAGGTCAATGGTAGCAGTGATTGACGTGATGTTGGTGTAACCATGCGTGCTGACCACTCGCCCTGCTGCGCAGGCCGTGCCACTGCCAAAGGTCACTGAGCTGCCACTCACTGTGGGATTGGTGCCGCAGTTGTTGTAGTCTACCGTGAACGTGGGTGTGTATGTGCCTGCGTGTGCCACGTGATTCCACACAAGGAATCCCAGACAGGCTGCTAATAGAAATAGTTTCTTCATGAGTTTTCCTCGTTGGAGTCTTGGAGCGAACGGAGGGAATCGAACCCTCGACCAACAGCTTGGAAGGCTGAGACTCTACCACTGAGTTACGTTCGCATATTCTCATATAATGATAGTGCCTCAGCAGAGAGATAGTCTAATTGACATCGCTATCTTTTCTGCTGAGGCACTGATGAGCGGACGAAGGGGGTCGAACCCTCGACATCGACCTTCCGGAACACACCTTAACATGCACTAGGGTGCAACAATGTGTTCTGGCAAGGTCGCGCTCTACCACTGAGCTACATCCGCGTCTCAAACTTTGGTTGCGCAGGCCGGCTCTGCCCCGGCGATCTTTTGGTTATGAGCCAAACGAGATACTGACTTCTCCACCGCGCAATGTAATTATATCTGAGTTCTAGCCAAAAGCAAGATGGCGATCCCAGGTCGACTCGAACGACCAACCTGCTGCTTAGAAGGCAGCTGCTCTGTCCAGTTGAGCTATGGGACCATGCGTATTAGTATATATTCACGTCTAGATGTTCACGAAAGAACCTCTTTAGTTCTTTCTCAAAGAACTCAGGGGGCATAGTCTGATACGTCGTATACAATTCTCCTATAGTTGATTCAAGAGTGCTGACGTCTTCATCTTTACTATATACGATAAATCCACGATCTTCAAGTTCATTGATCAACTCATCGTCGTCGCAGTCGCCTAGTTCTAGATCATCTACCCAGACTTCTTGATACGGCATTACTTATATCTCCTGTCGATCTCGCGTATCCTCTTTCTCAGGTACGCTACCACTACCTTGTCGACGAAGCCGTCCGGTGAGTGCAGGACGTTGTTTATCTCGTCGGTGAACGCGGCTTTCTTGAGGGCATCTACTGAGTAGTTATTAGTCCCAGAGTGCCTCGTAGTACTTACCAAAGAGTCTGAATCCATTAGACTTTCTAGCATTCCATTTCTCCCACCCCTCATGATCGAAGACGTGCGTATCATTTGGTCCGCGCTTCATCTCAAACGCATGCTTCTCTTCATCAGTCTCTTCTGGGTTCACTTTGACCCACTCGATGTCGTGCTCACCAGAATGGAACTGGTCCTCAGCTTTGTCGTCAAGCTTCTGCGCAAACGCCCAGATCATCTCATCCAGTACCCACTTCCAGCGATCGTGATGGAGGGCATCTGTATCGTAGTCGTTTTCTTTAGGAGGTGCCGACGTTGAGCGGAACTCTTCAGGGACGTCCTCGTCGTCTACCCATGGAGAACCGTGCTTGTCTTCCTTGAGCTGCAGCAGGGCCGGATGGATAATGTAGGCTAGAGTATGGTCGAGAGACCACGTATCAAAGGGCTCGATCTTGACGGAGACCTTGCGCTCTCCGTTTATCTTCTTTGGGTACTTGCCGATGTTTACCTTCATTTGTAGAGCCTCACTAGCGTGTGTCCGACTTTCTCTGCCTTCGAGAAGTGCCTGACTGCCCATGCATACCACTTCTCACGACCGTAGTAGTCATGGATGAAGATGACTGGGTCTTCCTTCGTTGAGAGGAACTTCATGAGGAATGCGGTAGCGCCGCGGGCAATACCGTCTACTAAGAAGATGTCGGCATCTAGGATCTTCTTGTTAGGAACCATGTAGTCGTCTAGACCGTGTGGGTGCTCTTCCGTAATCGTAGCGTAGCCGTGCTCGAAGCCGTAGAGTTCTGGCTTGAAGAGGAACGTGAACCGCTTGTTGATGTCCGGCCGAGTATTGATGTACTCAGACACCTTCATCTGCCAAGAAGGGTTGTGCTCGATCGACGTGAGTGTCTGATCGCCAGTCATGGTTTCTAGCCACTTGACCGTTGATCCGCCGCAGCCCCACTCTACCATCTTGCCGCCCGACGGCATGTTCTTGATGCAGCCGGTGATGTACTCGACCTCGTCCGGCTGCATCTGTATCTCTGTCATTGGACCATAGTTTACTGGAATGCTCATCATTATCACTTTCTTTTTTGGTTGCGCAGCTAGGAGTTGCACCTAGAATTGAGGATTATGAGACCGCTGTGATACTATTTCACTACCGCGCTTCAAGTTTATTCTTATGCGTCACGAGAGATAAAGTGCTGCCTGATCTTCTGTGGCTTAAAGTACTCATTGACCAACTCAATCACCGTATTTACATCATAAGGCTTGCAGCTGAAAATGTCAATATAAAAGTTGCCGTCGTTCTCACAGAAGTGTCCAGTGATGTTCGACGTCTCGATCATCTGGCAGAAGCTGATACCAGCCTTGTCTGCTGCGTGAGTAGCGAAGCGCTCGATCCATGGCTCGCCAAACGCGACCATGTCGATGTCGTATACGAGAGTCGTGATGAATTCTTTGACGTTCTGCTTAGACGAGATTAGGTCTTTGTCTCCGGCAGTGCAGTCGAGAAGTAAGTGGTAGCCCCATGTGCTAGTTGACATATCGTTGTTTCCTTTTAAAGATAGGGTGTAATTTATTTGTTACAGACTGTCTTCTTGTCGGCCGCTACCTTACCGGTATCCACCTTAGGGAATTCATTCTTATTAGTCTTAGAGTCGGGTGTAGGAAAAGTGATGCCGGAAGCCTTCTCAACGTCGGCTACCGTAACTTGATATTTAATGTAGTCTGCATCGATGTTTACGATGTTCGGCATAATAAACGCGTATGACTGTCGAGTATTGTTATCGACTAAGATCTTATACAGTGAGTCCGGAACGACTACCTTGTTCTTTCCGATGGTCTTAGAAGATGCGGTATAGATGTTGCCGGCATAGATCGTTACTATATGGTTGAGGTCGTGGGATACGGCGCGCTCTTGAGTCTCGAGCATCTTCCATGTTCCTCGATTTACTGTAGGTAGCTGCGGTGACATGTTCGACATGATGAAGGACTCTCGAGCTACTGCTGGGTCCCACGACATGTCGGCGTTGTTTGCTAGGTGTCCTTGATCATAGCCAGAACCAGCGTAGTCCTGAGGAGTAGAGCGCTGGTCTTCAGGAAGAGACTGGTCAGCGGCAAAGGCGTCGTCGCGCTCTACGCATCCTATGGAGTGCTTAGGAGTGAGCGTCCATGCTACCCAGCGAGGGATCTTTGCGGCTGGATCGTGCATGAGAATGTAGGCTCTCCTGCAGATGACCGGGTTCTTGGCCACCATGGTAGGCATACCATAAGGCAGCTGATCAGCACATGCAGCCTGCATTCTAGGTGGAGCTTGTTCTGCGGCAATTGAAATTGCAGGAAATAACGCTGCAATTAGCACGAACAGTAACTTCATCATTTTTTTATTCTCCATGATGAAAGAGGGGAGTACTGCTCCCCTCTTCACGATTAATTCATTAACTTGAGAACACGCTTACAATAAGCAGTAGGTCTCTTAGGTTTAGCAGTGTTTCCACTGCTGTATATGGCTAAAGCGTAGCATACGTCGTTTTCGGCGATGTCTAGCGCTTCTCTCAGGTACAACATACTGTAGGTGAGGTTGATTTCAGGGTCACTCAACCCATCACACTTACCGTTGTAACCCATCTTCTTTGCAGTACTGCAGAGAATCTGACCGAGCCCATATTCTCCCCTCTGGCCTCTCACCTTTGGATTGTTTGTAGACTCAATATGTACAATTGCTTCTGCTAGCTTGTATGGAACGCTGTATCTTTCGGAGTATGTCTTTACTAGATTTTCGATGTCTGCGGCGTATGTGTTTGATGCAGAAACAAACATACTAAACCCTATAGCTAGGGTCAATAGTAGTTTCTTCATTTCTTCTCCTTAGTGTTGACGACGGGACTACTTAGTCCGGCCGCTTCTCGCATCGAAGAAAAGATGCGGTAACTTTATTTATAACCACTTTTCAACCTTGATGTCATCTTCGCATGGGCATTCTTTCATCCTGCAGACGGTAGGTTTTAGATCGAATATATCAGTATCAAATACTATATTTCCAATCTTTGAGTCGTTGGAACATGAAGCCCTATATATGTCTCCATTTGCTCTTATATGGAAACGAGTAACCCCTGCACTACAGGTCCACCCATTAAACTTATAGTCTTCATTGTACATGAAGTTGATCATATCTAGCTTTTGTTCATCTAGATAGATCTCAGTTACTTTTTTTGTAAGAGGGTGCTTGAGGTTCTTATATGAGAAATCATGAAATTCTTCTATTGGTAACTTTGACTTATTGCTTATTACTCGATCTTTAACGGAGTTGCCTGCTCTGGAATCGATTACTTTTAGCTTACATGTCAGATGCAAGCTATTGTCTTTTATAAAAGACAGCAGTTCTTTGTTCCTATCATGTATATCGGCATCTCCAAGTAGCCATACGTGAACTCCTATTTCACCCGTTGCTATAGTGCTTAGTACTTGTTTAAAGTGTTCTACATCGGATTCTGGATGAAATGATAGAGTTACGTGATTTAGCTTCTCGTAGTTTCTCTTCCACCACTCGACTGTTCGACTCCCATTTGATGACAGTTCAATCTCTAGGTTGTCTGGCTTTGCGTCTATAAAATCTTGAAGCTTTGGCCAGAGAGAAGGCTCTCCACCCAATATAACAAGGACTACGTGCTCTTTATTCTCACACATCGTCTTAAAGAAGTCGATCGACGCCTGTAAGTCTGGCCAACGGTATCTACCATTATGAAAGTAGTCATCGCAGTACCAGCATGAGTAGTTACACACGGTGGTGAGTTCCCATGTGACTAGCGTAGTTTTAGGTCTGTTGACTGTAAGGCGTCTCAGAGTTAACTCTCCAATTTTTGGCGATCACGGAGTGACTCGAACACCCGACTTACGGTTTAGGAAACCGCCGCTCTATCCTGCTGAGCTACGTGACCTTGTTTAGAGTAGAACTTATTGTAGAAGTAGATCTTTGCCATGTCAGCAGACAGGTACCAAAAGCGGTTCTTCTCATCTTTATTTAATGAGTCGAACCACTTCCAGAATGCGCTGTTGAAAGCTGGATCTTTATCCATAAGTAAAGTAGTCATCGTAGTACCGATGAATGTAGATATCGAAGTGCTGAGAGTGCTCATGGAGAACTGAGTAGCAGCTTCGGCCGCGGTATAGCTCACTGAAAGGATTGTTCTTTCCGAGGCGTCCCTTGATAGAGACTCTCCAGCGGTAATGTGGATTTGAGTTTTCAGCATTCAGTTGCCGGACTTGATTCCGAACTTGTTGTACTAGAGAGTCATCTTTAGAGAAGACTGTACCTTTATATGCTGGAGTCCGTTGTTTCATGTGATGTATCCTTTCCATTCCTTATATTCTTAATATAAGCTAAAATAGAATAAAAGTACACAGTTTTTTTCAAAAAATAAGCCATTGAAAAGATTAGGCTTTTTGTTGGAGCGGGCAAAGGGATTTGAACCCTCGACATTCAGTTTGGAAGACTGACGCTCTACCCCTGAGCTATACCCGCGAATTATTTTTCTATTTTATGTCCATCGATTATAGGCTTGCGGGCAATCTTTGATATCTCAAGTAAATGCCCAGAACCTATTGTATATAGTCCGTTGGGTGATTGAGTTACAACCCATTTATCTCGAAAGTCGTTTGCCTTTTTAGCAACCTTGCCAGCAGGGTTTGGATAACTATTCCAATTAGAAGGCCACATTTCACTATCACCTAGTTTAAGAAATGCCACAGCATTTTCACTAGTCGCCATTGTTTTTTTTGCTATATCTAAAAAATCTATTTTTTTACTAGGGTTACTAACACTTTTTAAAAACTTATCAACAGTTGTTCGTGTTGGTGGGATTTTTTTCATAGAAGATATTTTATAACCAGCTTTAACCATAGCTTCATATAAGGTTAATTTGGGGTTTGTAATATAACTACTAATCGATTCTGGTGGTTTGTTTGAAAACAAAGCGTATAAAAACTCTGGTGGGTGTGTTGATAAAGATTTAACAGCCATATCATCAAAACCATTTTTGTATTTGCCAAATAAAGGTTCTATAATTTTTTGATCTGGTCCACCAGCAGGACCTTCATAGTACATACCAAGCTTTACTATAGGCAACAATCTATCAATCAAATCTTCTGATAATAAAGGCAATTCGCCATGATCCATACCAACAAATGCTTTGTTATCTGATATAAAAATAACACCTTGAGGTGCAAATTTAAATTTACCAGAAAGATTGTTATTTTTTAAATATTTGGTTAAGCCAGTACTAAGTGCCATAACATTTTCCTTTAAAAATTATCGGTTGAAAGATAAAAACTCATTGAATAAGGTGCGCGTCGTCTACTAGCCACTTGATGAGTAGCACCAACCATAGGATCTTCACTAGGTTGTCTATAACGAACGTGTACCTTTTATATAGCTTTCTAAACATTACCCGATAGCCGCCCTCTTTCTAAGGTCAGTCGTAGAGAATCGATGCTTTCTGCTGTTGTAGAAGATCGATATGTTTTTGTCCATGCAGAACTGCTTGCCCGTAAAGTCGCGACCCATGTACTCCTCACCGACGAATCGGATGTTGATAGGGAGGGCCGCAAGCAGGTCCAGAAGGTCCTGCTCAGTCGTGTAGGGGATCACCTCGTCTACAGGAGCGCATGCCCGCACTTGGATGAACCGCTCTACTATAGACTGAGCAGGCTTGTTCTTGGTGTCTGGCCGGTCGATAGTAGGATCAGTCTGCAGTCCTACGATCAGCCAGTCACAGTAGTTCTTGCACTCCTCGAGCATGAGGACGTGGCCTGCATGCAGAAGGTCAAAGGTCGAGCACGTAAAGCCCACAGTAACATTCTCTATTCTCATCTCACTTCTCCATAATCACGCAGCTAGTATGCTCTTAAGCCTATCTGCTGCATAGCTAGCAGCGAAAGCGTTTGGCTTAACAAGAGGCACCACATTACACATACCACGAATATATCCTGTTGATTCATTGATGACACAGCTAGAGCCGTGGTGCTCATCAGGGTTAATATCGAGATGTACTTCGACATATCGATCCTCCAGTACGTCTGCGAGCTTCATGTAGAGCTCGGCGATCTTATATACCTCGTTCATCAGGCGAAAGCGTGGCTTGTCTTTCTGCTGGTCAAAGTCCCTCTCGCGGACTACCTCGCCAAAGATCTTACAGCCGCGGTTACCGTTGTAGTGGATAACGACTGCCAGTGTATAGTCAGCATGCCAGACGCCGTCTATCATGAATCGTTCCGAGTCCCCACCGAGATAGATCTTTGTCTCTGGTGACTGTGCATTGATAAACTCTGCGACTTCTTGGATGTTCATCTCTTGGCGTAGCATATTTTTTACTCTTTTAACATTCTATTTATAGTTACATTTTTTTGTATTCTTATTTCTCTATTACTCCAAGTCCAGCATTCGCCTGAATCATCTTGAAAGCAAACCCATAATAGATCATGTTCCATACCGTAGTCTATAATAAAATGAGCCCAAGCATTTCCCTTGGGGGTAGTTAGAGGAAGAGGAGATGATAGCTGAATAATCATATATTATCCTGAATTGGCTGGGGATCAAGGACTCGAACCTCAAATAACGGAGTCAGAGTCCGCTGTTATACCATTTAACTAATCCCCAAAGTATTGGAGCGGAGAATGGGGGTCGAACCCACGACATTCTGCTTGGCAAGCAGATGCTCTACCACTGAGCTATGGATCCAATATCTTAGACTACAATATAGTACTTCTTTGCTTCTTTGTCAACTAGTAAGTGCGCTCTAGGATCGGTGACTTTCTTGTCGTTGATCCGAATGGCACCTGACTCGATCGCGCGTCTAGCCTCTGACTTAGACTTGCAGAAGCCGACTGCTACGCATATCTCAGCGATTTCCATGACTATCTCCTCATCAACTCGTCTACGAACTCAAGCAGGAGCTTCTGGTTGTGAGTAGCCCTGTCTTGATCCCAAACCCTACGCATCCAGCTGTACTCTGAGTACCAGTGATACTCGGCTTCTGGATGGCTGCCTATGAGCCCGATCTTCCCCTGGAAACCAGCCATAGCATCGCCGTTAGGGTAAGTAGCAATAACGTCGAGAGGGCCAGACCCAACAACTGAGCATCCGTCATACCAGAACATCCTCTCTTTTTTTCCGTTCCAAGTTATCTCTAGATCTTTTGCGTGAGGCCTGCGCGTGTCCGAGTTCGGGCGGGCAAGGTACTGAACGCAGTCTCTGTCATGCAGGAGGTTCAAGTAGTGCTTGCCCGCCCAGTAGGCGCCCATGCATATGCCAAGGTATCGGCCACCTCTATTGACGAAGTCTCGTATCTTTGGAATGTGCTGGCGCATTACCTTGTGAAAGGTCTCGGCGTCACCAATCCCACCTGGGATCAGTATCATGTCGACGTCGTCGAACCAGTCGTCGAAGTACAGGTCGTGCTTCGTGAAGACTTTAAACTGGTAGTAGGGCTGCAGGATATTCAACACCGCATTGATGCTCGGTACTGAGCACCTGGGGTGATCGACGAATATCGCTACCTTACCCACACGACCCTCCGCAAAATGGCACCAGTGTAGGGAGTCGAACCCTAGCCCGCGGTTTTGGAGACCGCTGTGCTACCGTAACACTTCACTGATATTGTATATTTATTATTGGCGACCCGTAGGGGTTTCGAACCCCTCTAACTCGTTAGACAGACGAGGATCTACACCAGCTGATTCACGGGCCGAATATTGGAGAGGAAGATGGGACTCGAACCCACATGAAAAGGTTTTGCAGACCTTGTAGTAACCATTCCTACGCACTTCCTCATTAATGGTGCTGCCTGTCGGATTCGAACTGACGACCTACGCATTACTAGTGCGTTGCTCTACCAACTGAGCTAAGGCAGCAAAACTGGGCGGGAGCAAAAGAGTGACCTTTTGTTACAATCATATATTTCTATATGACTCTCCCGATATGGTGCCCAAAGAGAGGATTGAACTCCCGACTTGATGCTTACAAAGCAACTGCACTACCTAATGAGCTATAAGGGCAAATTGGCTGGAGAGACAGGATTCGAACCTGTGACCAAGTGATTAACAGTCACCTGCGCTACCGCTGCGCCACACTCCAATAAACTTTATATTCTTAGTATACTATATTTAGAAAATAAATCAACAATAAAATGATAGTTTTTCTTGTGTCAGGAAAACTACCAAACCCCGCATACGCAGCCCATCCCACTTTTCGCGTATGGCGGAGGCAGTAATCGTGTCACGAGGCCACGGTGGGTCTGCCTTAATGGTCAAAGTGGGTGGATTTGAACCACCGAGCTCCTCCTTCCAAAGGAGGCGGGAACGACCAGACTTCCCCACACTCTGATAAATAATAGGTATGATGTTAAGGTGGCACGACGAGGATAGTAGATCAGAATTTTTTCCACCTTTCAATTCTGAGCTATGCTCCATCTTTTGACTTAACAAGATCCCATTGCCTCTTTGCATCTGGATGTGGATTGTCTGACTTACGGTATATTGTGTGCCCAAGGATCTTACCGCGATGGGTAATAGTAACATGCATCTTGTGCTTATTGCCAGAGTTAGTTAATATCACACTTCTTGTTTTTCCAGGTCCCTGATCAAACCCACTTTCTTCTTTGCCATAGATGTCAGGATGATCGTATGAATTTACATATGTATTGAATGATGGGTGTTTATGGAGAGCATTCATTTGAGACTTATTTAAGATTTCATGCATCTTTTTTGGTCGAGTTTTGTTTTCATTTATAAAATCTAAAAAGTTTTTCATTTGTATACTCCTTTTAGATATTTATTATCAGTTGAACCTGCGACCTCGATGTTAAAAGCATCTTGCTCTACCTATTGAGCTATGGGTCCAAATAAAACAGGGGAGCCACTAAGCTCCCCTGTACATCCGAGGTAGAGCCTAGTCCGATTAGACTGCCATTGCAGACTGACGGTGCGTCCCTAGACGGTACTTCATGAGCTTAGAACCATCGTAACCCTTGCGGGCGTTGAGGTAGATTGCATGGCCTTGTTCGCGAAGGTTGTAGATCGTGGATGCTGGGTTAGCGACCTTGTAGCGAGTAGCGATCTGCTTTGCTGTAAGCTCTTGACCATTGGCGAGTGCTGCGAGTACGCGTTGTGCTTTAGACATTCATTTTCTCCATGACAAAAACGGGAATCATTCCCACAATCTTTATATTATAACAGTGTTGCATATTTGTCAACGACTATTTTCACTGGAGCATGTCTTTTATTCGCTTTTTCTTGTCCTCGTCCATCTGCCGGCCTCCGAAGCTGGACTTGTTGAATACTGGGGCGTTCTCGTTCATGATCCCGTCCTGTGCAGAGTCCTCTGCATTGTAGAGTCGCATCTTGGCTCGGTCGATGCCGACGACGAAACGGCGATGGATAGTAGGGTCGTTGTAGCGATTCTTGAGCTGCTTGATCATGAGTTGGTTGAGGTCTTCAAGCTCCTCGGTAGAGATGAGTGCGAACATTAAGTCAGCGGTGGCAGGTAGGCCAAAAGACTCTGAGGTATCAGTGAGCTCCACGTCAGAGTTTCCGTAGCCGCCTCTAGTAGTTTGAGTAGCAGAAACCACAGGAACGTTAAACTCAACGGCAAGACCACGTAGCTCCTCAGCGATTGCCTTAATGTACGTGTACGAGTTGACATTAGCTCCAGACTTAATGCGGCTAGAAGAACAGATGTTGAGATAGTCGATATAGATAACATCAGGAACAAAGTTTCGCTTGATACGAAGTTCGTTAAGAAGATGACGGGAGTGAGCGCTGCCAGCAGAGGCAGTTGGGTATTCCTTAACGATGAGCTTTCCAACAGTCTTCTCCTTTACTCTATTAATCTTCTTGTCGTATGCGTCCTTAGGAAGCGTGGCGAGTTCGTCGACGGTCACGTTGAGCAGGTTGGCGTCGATGCGCTCGGCGATCTTCTCCTCGGCCATCTCCATCGTGATGTAGAGTACGTTCTTGCCGTTCACGAGGTTATTCGAAGCACAGTGACACATAAAGAGAGATTTGCCAACGCCAGTACCGGCAAGGGCGATGTTGAGAGTCTTTCGAACAAGACCTCCCTTAGTGATCGTATTAAGGTAGTCGAGGTCAAAGGGAATATGTTCTTCCTTGCGATGATAGAAGTCAAACCGATCATCAGCATTAAGAAAATAATCGTGACCGATGCTGACATCAAAGCTGACGCCAAGAGCGTCTGAGAGCAGAGTAGGAATAGCTCCCGTAGAGCTCGATCCAGTCTTGTCGTCAAGGATCTTAATCGATGCCATGATCGCATTGTAGATAGCCTTCTCTTGACAGAACTTCTCGGTGCTGTCGAGAAGCCACTTGATCTCCGTATTGTCTACCTGCAGGTCCTCGATCATTCGCTTCGAGTCCTTGAACGTGCCCTCGCTGAGTCCGTCAAGGTTCTGGAGCTCGATCTGCAGTACCTCCTTGGTAGGAGTGTTGTTGTACTTCTTTACGTACTCGTCGATCAGCTTATAGACTGTCTTGTCAGATAAGTTCTGAAAGTACTCGTCTTTTAAGAACGGGAGGATCTTTCTAGCATACGCCTCGTTGAATACCAGGTGCGATAGGATTGTCTTCTCGATCATTCAGTCACCACCTTTTTTCATTTACTATTTCTACTTTTCCATAATATACTGATCTGATTTTTTGTCAACCACTTCATTTGTTGAAGGTGTCTACTAGTGCCTTGCGTCCGTCGGCGCTGTACTGGTTCTCAAATATCATTATTGCTTTTCTAAGCATGCCGACAGCCAGAAGCAGTACGTCGTTTACGTCGTCACACATCAGTATCTGAGTCTCGACCGGAAGCATCAGCTTCTGGATCTTTCTCTCTTGCTTTTCTCTGTCCATCTTGAAACTCCACACCATTGCTGATAGCGTTATGAATATCCATGTAGCCTGAGTCCATGCCGACTAGGTATGCGTCCATGTCGAACTCAAATACATCGTAGAGTACGTAGCGGAATGAACCCTGATCTACAACGTCGCCCTTGTGAATCCGCTTAGTGATGATATAGAAGGCCTTCAACTTGTCATCGTAGGACAGTTCTTTCCACCAATCTTCACACTCGACGTCGTAGATGTCTCTACCTTCCTTGTAGATCCTACGCATCTCTTCCATCTCTGGGCTGTTAAGCCAATCTTTGAGAGTATCAGTCATCTTCTTCACTCACTAGGTTGCCGCCGACTAGGGTGTACTTACTCTTGATCCAGTCAGCGAAGTCAGTTGTCGAGAGCAGCTCTTTCCAGACGTCTCCGTTGTCTTCTACCTCAGAAGCCTTGAACTTCTGCCCAGTGACCTCGCCAGTAGCGCGGTCGACGAACTGATAAGACTGAGTGGTAGGCTTTGCGATATATCCACCCTCAAGGGCCAGATCCAAGAGTCCGGACCATTTCTTGATCCCACCCTCATAGGAGACAGTAATAGGTATCTTAGACTTTTCCTTGACATAGCGTGACTTCTCTACGTTGATTACAAAGTTATAGCCGGTGATCTCCTTGCCGTCTTTCTCCTGCTGACGACCGAGGATCCAGATAGTGTCAGCAGAGTAGTAGATACCGGTACCGCCGGAGACGATGTCGCGTGGATAGAGTGCCATCTCCTTGTAGGTATGGTTGACCACGATCAGAGGGATGTCCTTGAGGGACAGGTGCGGAGTAACCATGCGGAAGAGAGACTTGAGTGCCTTAGCGCGAGACATGTCGGCTACCGACTTACCCTCGAGTGCGTCCTCAGTCTCTTTCTTAGATGCTAAGTTGCCGACTGAGTCGATCACCATCACTACCTTGTCGTCGCGTTTAATCTCTTGAAGCTGCTGCACGATGTCGAACTTAAGCTTCTCGATGTCGGTGATGGGCGTATGGATGACTCGGTTCATGTCGATGCCGAACGACGTGAAGTAGCCCTGAGGCGTACCGAACTCTGAGTCGTAGAATAAAAGGACGCTCTCGGGATACTGCTTCATATATGCGGCTGCCATAAGGAGAGAAAAGGCAGACTTGAAGTGCTTCGACGGACCGGCCAGTACTGTAAGACCGGGTGTAAGTCCACCGTCGATGCGACCCGAGAGCGCTACGTTCACCATTGGAACGCTAGTTGGAATTATGTCTTTGCGGTTGTAGATCTTGCTGTCTACGAGAAGAGACGTCTCATCGATCGTAGAGTTCTTGATTAAGCGGTTCAGTAGCGACATATAAAACTCCGATGTGTCATTGATTTAGTATATTATTGATCTTTTCTATAAAAATGTCAATCTTTTTTACGCGGTCTGGCCAAACAATATTCGGCTTCTCAGGATTCTTCTTTAGATTATTAAGAAGAGGCATGATAGCATCGTACATCTTCTGAGCTTTGCTCTCAGCAGAGTCTACTGCTACAGATAAGTCGTCTGCAAAATCAAAGCCAAAGTCGTGACTATTTTCTATCTCTACTCTATTCTTCATTATAGTCTCCCAAATCCCCACTTTCTCTCTAGACACCACCAGCAACCAGTACCGCAGTGTGGTTCAGTATGAGGTACACTTACGTTTTCACAGCTTCTAGTTATTGGAAAAAGATTTTCCATAAGATCGTAGTTTCTATAGAGCTCAGCTACTCCGCGCTTGTTTATATTTGCTAGTGGAGTAAATGATCTTCCACGAGGACTCACTGTAGGCTTTATAGTACCGTCAGGATCTCTCTCATCATCT